GCAGCTCCAGCAGCTCCAGCAGCTCCAGCAGCTCCAGCAGCACGTACACCAGGAACTAATAAGTCTTCTGCTATGAAGAAGCCTAAGCTTTATACTCCTTCACAAGTAGCGGCTATCTACAGCGTAGATCCAAAGACTGTTACCCGCTGGACCACAGGCGGCAAGATTGATTCTGTTATGACCCCAGCAGGAACTCACAGAATTCCAGATCATGTTCTGCATTCATCTGGCGTTTGCCGCAAGTGCGAGACTCTTAAGACAGCTCAAGGCGCTTGTGAGTGCACCGCAAATGGCTGAAGATATCTCAACTACCACTATCTATGATGGTACTTTAGTTTGTAAGAACTGCGGGTACCCAATGACTCCTCTAGAAGCTATGTACAGTGATGATGGTCTATGCCCTTATTGCCGTAACGCTAACTATGAGAAGCATTCTAAGAGTTTGATGGCTAGCCGTGCAGAGTAGACAATTCACCTCAGTAGATAGCTGGAATAAGAAAGCCGCAGGCCTTTGGGTCTCCGGACAATCTTCCAGCTTAAATCCAGGCAGCAAGTCAGCCTCCACAAAGCGTCGCCAGAAGACCAGCCACGCTAGGGGTAAAAAAGTTACCCGTCCACGTGTTAGAAAACACCATAGTCCTGACACAAAAGCAAAATAAAGGAATAATGACACCATGGCAAAGATGCGTATCAAAGATCCTCATGGCAAGGATATGGACTATAAAGTTGAAAAACTTAAAGTCATGACTCCTGAACGTAAGGCTCAAATTGAGGCTAAAGCCAAGGCTTCAGCTAAACCGACAGATAAAAAGAAAGCGAAGAAAAAGTAATGGATCTAAACAAGAAGCGTAGAGAGCACAACACTAAGCGTGTTGGAGAAGCAATCCGTGGAAACAAATGGGATTTGAACAAGCCATCTGTTCATGTTATTCCTCGTACTGCTGATAAGGTAGAGCCTAAGAAACCTGAATCAGGTAGCCCTAAACCTAAAACTGATTTTGGTGATCACGAAGGACATCGTTATTGGCATGATCATGGCCCATATACTAAGCCAAAGCCAAAGCCAAAACCAACTCCAGTAATTGAAACACCTAAATCAAAGCCTAACTCTTCCCAGGAGGATAGTTGGTTTAAAGATGAAGACAGTGCTAAACGTCGTAAACCACATCGTCCTTATGATGATGATGATAAACCAAATGGCGGTTCACCTATAGTACCTAAGATAAAGCCAAAATCTCCAGCTGGTGGGCAATCAAAAGAAATTCCAACAACTAAAAAGTATTTACCAGAATATAACAAACACTAAGGATAACTATGCGCACAGAGAATAAATCACTTAACCAAAGCGTTAATGAAGGCGCCACAGATGGAAAGTACCGCAAGGTACGTCCTAATACAACTGTTGCTCCAGGTACAGGCGAAGATATTACTCTAGCCAATCGCCGTGGACTACACCCATACTGGAACTATGATTTTATTGATCAAGAGACACCTAACAAGGTTGCTCCAGGATCTGACGAGGCTAATTCAACACCTCGTGCAGCTATGCCTGTAGCTCACATCTCTAATGATCAGATGTTAGGTACATACTAATATTGTGGAAGAAACTCCAGACAATGTAGTCAAATTTCCTATGACTAGAGCTATGCGCTTTCGGCATTCCGTAAATAAAGCTAAAGATGCATTGTTTGAACCTGAGCAGGACACCCATGAAACAAAAGAACCTGTAGCAGAAGAGCCGCTAAGGCAAGAACATTTTGATGTAGGGCAACAAGAAGCAAAAATTCATTCTTTACGTGATCAGCAGATTAAGCGTAATATGAAAGCAGGCGATGAGTCTGTTGATCGTATGATTAACATGAAAGACCCAACAAAGGATTAATAATGGCTACAGTACCCCGCAGAGAATTTAAGCGACCCCACGTAAAATTTCGCACTGGTGTTATTTCTTCTGAAGAAATTATGAAAGCTGTGGCAGCTAGCGGAGTACCTGATGACACAGAGCTAACTGGTGTTAAAGGGCTTCGTAATAAACCTGTCCTTGAAGGTGAAAAAGATCCTAAGGTAAAGAACTTATACGGGAAGAAGTAACTATGTCGGCAGAAGAGATTCTAAGCTTTGCTAAAACACATGCCGGTAAAGGTTATCGTTCTGCCTTTGATCCTGAAGATGATCGTGGCGATGAAGGCGAAAACATTCAAGGAGAAGAAATTCTCCGTGAACCTAAGCATCGTGCTAAGCAGAAGAGCATTGAAGTATTTCCAAGCAACCCTGAATCAGGAACTTCTGCAGCTTTAAAAACTACAGCTATCACACAGCGCCGCAAGTCTGATCAAGGGCTTCCTTGCTTTAACGCAAATAAGAATCAAGGACATCCTAAAGCAACTCACATCTTTCATACCCCATCTACTAGCGTAGAAGGTGGCGTAGGCTATCCACTATGCGCAAGCTGCCTTTCAGAAGAACAAGAACATCTTGCCACATGGCGTAAAAAGAACCCAGATACATACGTAAAATCTCCAGAAGCAATTACTCCAGACGTAGCTACTCGTCAAATTGGAGAAGAAGCTGGTATGAGGAATGATAAAAGAGCTCTTATGTCTGCATATATGGTCTTTGGTAAAGGTATTAGCCCAGAAGATGAGCGTTCTTGGGTAGAGACTAAGGCCGGCTACGCTGGTCCAGGCCGTACTCCAGGTACAACTAAGGGCATAGAAAGAACTCCTGAGTTTAAAGCTACTGCATTAGAAACAGCTCTAGAGCGTGCTCGTTCCGGTAAGGGCGGCCGTACAGCTGAAGAGCTACAAAAAATCGGTGAGTCTGAAGAAGAACGTAGAGATTATTCAAAGGGTTACGTAAAAAATAAAGCGGGAAAGCTCACACGTTTTTACAAGCCTCTTGGTGAAGCTGCTAAAGGCAAGCGTAAGCCTATTGCTAAGGGTAACTATGTAGCTAAAAAAGATGCTGCTCCAGGAGAAGCACCTATTGAAAAGGTTATGTCTGTAGCTAAGGAAGCCAAGAAGCACGGTACATATTTAGATAAAGATATTTGGCGTGCCATCATTGAGAATCATGGTGAAGGCGTAGTTCAGCCTAAGCATGTCGTAGAGCATGTTAAGGGCCAGCAAATGCAAAAAGAGTTTGAAGCTAAAAACAAGGGTAAGAAGCAAAAAGCCCTCCCTATTTCACGCCGTCCTGGCGCATTCTCATCTTATGTACAGAACGCTGCCGGATCTAATGACTTTGAAGAGCGTAAGGAAGCTAATGCTGATGAAGATTGGCAAAGCTACCTATCTCGTAATGAAGAATTTAACGGTGGTTCTGGCCGCTAGCATTTTGTGGTACGATATTGTATAGAGGGATAAGTGGGGTAAATAAATGACCATTCCAATTTTGGGTCAAGGCGGCAACGCCGATGAAGGAACATACACAGAGATCAAGGACGACGGTCCTAAGATTCGTCTGCTCTACTGCTATAACTGCAAATCAATTGAAGAGCTTCCAGACTTTGAAGGTCATCCAGATGACGACGTAACTCTTCAGGTTTTGATTGATCGTCATGAATCTGCAGGAATTCCACATAGCGGATTTTTATCTAAAGTGGGAGTTAAGCTGTACTCTCGTCCTGAGGTACGTAAGCAGATTATTGAAAACCTTCGTAACAAGGTCGGTGGCGGCTTAGCTGATATAGATCCTGATTACTATACGACCAAGGCAACATTCTTTGATGATGCTATGAAGTGCTTTAATCTACACTTACGTCCTGTAGAGGGATGTTATGATTGGAAAGTTGAAAGCAAGCGCTTGGTACCAAAAAGCACAGCAGAAGCTAGAAAAGAACTCGGTCTTGAAACTGCAGCAAAATCTGGTGGCACAAAGGTATACTTGTGCGACTTTTGCCCAGCTAAGACTTTTGTAGTAGAACAAAACCGTAAAAAACTCGGACTATACGAATAGGATATAAAATGACAGACGAAACAACAACCTCAGATGCGACAGCCGAAGCTCCAGCTCATCCAGCAATTAAGTTTGGTTTTGCTGTTCTTATTGATGATGGCGGAAACGTATTCATTGAAAAGAGCCCATCGGTATTTTCTTTGCCAGTAGAGCGTGAAGCAACTCTTATCGAAGTTCGCCGCTACACCTCTGAAATTCTTATGGATCTTCAGGCACAGGCAGCAGCTGAATACTCAGCGCTTCGAATTGCAGCTATTGCAGAAGAAGCTAAGGCAGCTAAAAACTCCTAATATTAATAGTATTCAAGCCAAGACGTAACTACGTGAGGATGAAAGAATACGGATATGGGAATTTATGATTATCAGAAGGCTCCGGGTATTGCACCCGGGGCTACTTCTTATTTCAGCGCACCTGCAGCTGAACTAGATCCTCGTTTATTCCAAGGTGAATCATTACGCATAACTATGCGTGATGGAATCTTAGAGATTCTTTTTGATTTCTTAGGCCGCAATTTCTCTGATCCATATAATTGGACTAGAGCTTGGTTAGCTGGTTCTGGTGTCTCTTATCAATGGCAAGCAGCTCGTCAACCTGGCGATCTGGATTGTCTTGTTGGTATTGAGTATGTAAAGTTTCGTCAATCAAACCCAGAATATATAGGCTTCTCTAATCAAGAGATAGCTTCTATGTTCAATGAAAGCTTTAATGCTGAGATTATGCCTAATACCCGTAACTGGGAAGGCTACGAGCTTACATTTTATGTAAACCCTGCAACTGATATTCGGGAGATTAACCCGTATGCAGCCTATGATCTTATTGCGGATGCTTGGACTGTAAAACCTGAGCACAATCCTCAACCACCATTCAGTCGTGATTGGGAACAAAAAGCACAGCGTGATCATGACATGGCGGCGGAGATCTTAGATAGGTATAACAGCGCTATCAATGATCTTAGAGGAGCACCAAATGATGCTTATCGAATTAATGCTGAGAGAAAGCTGAGACTTGCTCAAGATCAAGCTGTCGCATTCTATGATGATGTTCATCATGGTCGCAATATTGCATTCAGTCAGACGGGTACCGGGTACGCAGACTTCCACAACTATCGCTGGCAAGCCGGTAAGAAATCTGGAGCTATACAAGCTTTAAGAACTATCAAAGATCAAAGAGATTCGTTAGAAAAAAAGAGTCAAAAAGAGCTCTATGGTATAGAGCTTCCAACTACAGCTACGCTTATACGGAGAACACTCCGAGGTTAGATGCTGTAGAATAAGGGCATGGACAGGTACCAATGCCAGATCTGCAACAAGATGTACGTGGTAACTTCTCTCGCAAGATATTGTGAGCAGAAACATTTGGACAAAGATGAGGAATGATGTCAGCAATTATTGCAATAGAGGGTGTTTTAATGACCGAGGTTGGAGATCCAATCCCGGAAGGCATTAAGCTGTTCCGAATTCTTTCTGAAGTTTATCGTGTTGTTTTAAGCTCCGATATGGATCCAGATAAAACTGAGCATTGGCTTCGTAGCCATTTAATCTTTGGGTACGGCGATATCTATGATAATTCAAAGTTTTTTGTAGGACAAGAGCTACGCCTACGCCACCTGGATATAGCTAAGTCGCAAGGCAAGGTTGAGCTATTTATTGACTCAGACGCAGATTTTTGCGCTGCTGCCCTATCTATGAACATCCCAACTATTATGTTTGCTTCTCCTCGTTTTGTTAGAACTAACCGCAGTGTTAAACCGTGGGAAGATCTGCAGAAAGAAGTAGATCTGCAGCGTGAAGCTCTTTTGGAAGCTCACCTAGGTAGTAGAATCAACCGGTTCGAATGAACCTGGTATTCATGGGGGCTGAAGTACCGTCCCATCGCATATTACTTACTAACATGGGAGTTAAGCATGTTAGCGTCAACTATTATCGTTTAGTCAAGCGTGGCTTGCCTAAGACCAAAGATTACTTGATCCAGGGAAGATTTCCGGATGATGTTAAAGTCTACGTAGATGGTGGCGGGCACCAGATCAATGACCTTAACATGACTGAGCGTGAGATTCAAGAGTATGCGGAGAACTACCAGGAATGGGTCGGCATCAATGCCGAAAGAATCTCTGGAGCTACTGAGCTAGACGCTAAAGTACTTGGGCCTTCATGGACTAACTACCATCGCACCACTATGATTGAGAATCTTGGGGAAGATAAGCTTTGGGTAGTGTGGCACCCAGAATTAGGCCATACGGCCCTCTACGGCCTTGCAGAGCGATACATGAACATTGCCCTACTAGGAGAGACTTTAGAGGACGATACAAGCCTTGCAGCCCGTTCTAGAGCCCTTCTAAATGAGTTCCCTGATCTACAATTTCACGGTGTGGCATGTGCCAAACCTGATAACCTACGCCAGGTGGCATTGACCACAGCAAGCAGTCTTTCTTGGTTAAGTCCAATGATGCGTGGAGAAACAATTGTCTGGGATGGAACCCGTTTGGTTCGTTACCAGAAGAAGCAAAAAGATCAAGCTCGTCCTCGCTATAAAGCGATCATTGAGAGAGCTGGTTTAGACTACGACAAGATTATTAATGACGATAGTAATGAGGTAACCCGCCTCGCTATATGGTCCTACATGCAACTGGAGAACGCCTTGGATAAAAGATCCGGTAAGAAGCTATCTGATAACAGTGAGTTTATAGATGACCCAGGAAGTGCGGAAACAGGTGGTGCGCTTCCTGATAAGAGACCTTCAGAAGGTAGGAAAGTTTTGGCAGAAAGAGACGTAAATGACCGTCAGATTCTGCCTGTTTTTGGTGTAAAAGTTAAGACGGTTGTTGAAAAAGATGAGGATGGAAAAGATGTTCTTAAAGATGTACCTATCCTTTCTAGCACCTCTGCATCACTTCGTCAATGCGATACTTGCTTTGTAGCGGCAAATTGTCCTGCTTTTAAACCTGCTAATAGTTGTGCTTTCAATCTACCTGTAGAGATTAAGACTAAAGAGCAACTTAAGGGTTTACTCAACACAGTTATCGAAATGCAGGGCGCTAGAGTCGCTTTTGCACGATATGCAGAGGAATTGAACGGCGGATACCCGGATCCTAACACTGGACAAGAGATTGATCGACTCTTTAAATTGGTTGGTCAAATGAAAGAACTGGAAGAGAATAAAGAGTTCATCCGTATCACAGCAGAGCGCCAAACTTCTGGCGGTGTATTGTCAGCCCTATTTGGTGACAAAGCTAACACTCTCCGTGAGCTCCCTAACGGTGGACTAAGTGAGGCCCAATCGAGTAGAATATTAGATGAGGGCTTTAAACTTTAATACCTGTTAATAGTAAATCCCACCTAGAAAAGAGGCTGTAATTGTTTTCGTTTAATCTTGCTGAAGAGTTTGTAAATACCTACCGTTCCAAGAAGGTTAACTGGGGGTACCGTGATGCTGCGGGAAACTCTGTCGGGGAAATTACTTTTATCAGAACTTATTCTCGTCTTAAAGAGGATGGAACCAAGGAGACTTGGGCAGATACTTGTGAGCGTGTTATTAATGGCATGTACTCAATCCAAAAAGACCATGCTAAGAGCCAACGTCTCCCATGGTCAGATGCTAAGGCTCAAGCCTCGGCTAAAGAAGCATTCGACCGTATGTTCGAATTCAAATGGACTCCACCTGGTCGTGGTCTATGGATGATGGGAACTCCCCTCGTCAATGTTCAAAAGAATTCTGCAGCGTTGCAGAACTGTTCCTTTGTATCCACAGATGCGATGACCAAGATTAACCCTGCCAAACCATTCGCATTCTTAATGGAAGCATCTATGCTGGGAGTCGGCGTAGGCTTTGATACCAAGGGTGCAGACAAGGACTTTACGATCTATGACCCACAACCAGATTCCGATCCAATCATCATCCCAGACACCCGTGAGGGCTGGGTTGAAAGCACCACTACCGTCATCAATAGCTACCTTACATCAGATAAGAAGAAGCCTGTATTCGACTACAGCCAAATCAGGCCTGCAGGAACTCAGATTAAAACCTTTGGGGGCACAGCAGCCGGAGCAGAACCACTAATCAAACTTCATAAGCACATTGACAGTATCTTCTCAGGCCGTGCTGGAGAAAAGCTAACCGTTCGTGATATCGCAGATCTTGGAAACTTAATTGGAGTATGCGTAGTATCTGGAAACGTACGCCGATCAGCTGAGCTACTTATGGGTAAGATTGATGATGAAGTATTTCTTAATCTTAAGAACTACGATAAGTACCCAGAACGTATAGGCCACGGCTGGATGTCTAACAACTCTGTTGAGGTATCTGTAGGACAAGATCTATCTCCCATCATTGATGGTATTGCTCGTAACGGTGAACCTGGCGTAATCTGGATGGATGTTACCCGTCAATACGGTCGTCTATCAGACCCAATTAATAATAAAGACTGGAGAGCTGCCGGCTATAACCCATGTGCTGAGCAATCTCTAGAATCTATGGAGTGCTGTACTCTTGTTGAGACCTATATTGGTCGCCACGAGACTCTTGAGGATTTCAAGCGCACTCTTAAGTTCGCTTATCTCTATGCTAAGACTGTAACTCTTCTTCCAACTCACTGGGAAGAAACCAATGCAATCATGCAACGCAACCGTCGCATTGGAACCTCTATTTCAGGCGTGGCTAATTTTGCTGACACTAAAGGCCTCCCTGTCCTACGTAAGTGGATGGATGAGGGCTATGCAACAGTTCAAGGCTATGATAAGAGTTACTCAGAGTGGTTAGGTATCCGTGAGTCTATTAAGACCACAACCATCAAGCCATCAGGAACAGTCTCTATTTTAGCTGGCGAGTCTCCTGGAGTTCACTGGACACCGGGTGGAAAGTACTTCCTTCGTACCATTCGTTTTGCTAACAATGATCCTATGCTGCCACTGTTTAAGATGGCTAATTACCGTGTTGAACCTGAGGTACATTCCCCAGATACAACATCAGTTGTGTACTTCCCAATCGAAGCACAAGCAGTACGCTCTGAGAAGGAAGTATCTATCTATGAAAAAATGGCACTAGCCGCAACTGCACAACGATATTGGTCTGACAACTCTGTATCTGTCACCGTATCATTTGACCCTAAGACTGAAGCAGAAGCAATTGGTACAGCTCTGCACATGTATGATGGACAACTTAAAACTGTTTCATTCTTAGCAATGGATGACGGGGCATACCCCCAGATGCCATATACTCGCAGTAATCCTGAAGAGTACGAAGAAGGTCGCATGACCCTATTCCCAATCGATCTAAGCGGTGTCTATGCTGGAATGGCATTTGATGCTGTTGGTGAGGCTTACTGTACAACAGACGCATGTGAAGTAAAAATGATCAAAGATGTAAATCCAGAAGACATCAAAACTAACTAAGGAGATAGCGTGTCAGAAGAGCAAGATATCAATCCAGACCTATTCGATGAAGATTTTGAAGCAGAGCTTGAGGATGGCTTTGAAGACTTTGATTTCGATGAGGAAGATCTAGAAGATCTAGAGGATTCAATTGTTGATGATGAGCCAGAGGCTGACGAAGACCTCGCATAAACGGCCAACACAAACATTAAGCCCCCCGACCATAATGGCCGAGGGGCTTTTTGTTTGAGATTATTCGGCTATTAACTTACCGTTACCAGAGCGTAGTTCATAGAACGTAGAACTACTCTCTTCAGTTTGTTCCTGGGCATCATCAAGATCATCTATATAGATATCCTCTGTTAAAAGATTTTCATAGATTTCAATTGCGTGGTTATCATCATCCGCTATGAATGATAATACTCCTGCCCTACTACTATCGAATATAACGCTATAACGTGCCATCTTTGTCCTCCATTTCCATTTCTATTTGGTCATATGCATCAGCAGCTAGGAGATAGTTAGCTCCCGCCTCATCATCACAGTCTTCACAAGGTTGTACATCCCATTCTTCTGTGTTACCAAAGAATAGATATCCCCTGCCATGGCAGTTACTACATGTCAGGGGTTTAACTGTTTCCATATCCATTATGCTCTCTCGTCTACCTTATAGGTTAGTTCGCCAGTTAAATGAGACGGCTTACCTAGTGGAGTTGTAGCTTGAACTACCATCTTAATAGACTTGCGTGGTGTGAATCTGATTACGAACTGCTTTAGATAGCGTTTAGCAGCAGATGGGTTAGCCCATGCTGTAAAGCTATCTGTTATGGTGGTGTCTTCTTCTGTTACTGTTATATGTAGTAACCATGCTCCACCTTTTTCTACGATGACGTTCTTATTTAGATCTGCTTTTAGCATTTGTGATACTTTTTTATCCATTTGTTGCTCTCCTATAGTTTTATGTTTGACTCAAAGCCTACCTTCTTTAGGTCTCTGAGTATATTTTTTCCTGCTCTAAAGTCTCCTAAGGACTGTTGTCCAAAGAATACCACTTGTTTGGTGTCACTATTGACCACTTTTATGTGGTGCTTGCCTGGCGTTATTGAGACGTCAAGGCCAGCATCCTCTAGAGCAGAGATCAGTTTTCGCATTTGTTTATCCTTCAATTGAAAGTTAGCAAATTCGAACATTGGATATCCTTTCTAGTGTGTAAGGTATACTAAAGGTGCTAGCTCTAAGTACGACAGAGTTATCACCCTCAGTTGAGTACCCCGGACATGCGCCCGGGGTTACTCTTCTATTATGTGTATGTGTTTAATAACTGCACCTTCGCCTGGTGAATCTAATGCATTAACCTGGATCCATTCTTCTTTGTTGCGGTCATACACATATAGACACCATTCTCGGTTTTCTATTTGTTCTTGATCTCCAATACGCCACTTGGCAATAGTTACCTCATAGAGTATTTTGAGTTTTGTTGTTAACTTGTCATTGGACATTTTCTCCCATTTCTGCTGATGTTTGTGTTGGGCGATGTCACAGTATCAGTGCGGCATTTATTTCATCTTCTTCGGTTTCATTATATATGTCTCCTACTTCAGCCCATCCAGCGTTAAAGTCCTCACGCCATTTGGCTGAGTTCTCATCCATAATCTGTTCTTCAGCAAGAGCTTTAGCTTCAGCTTCGGATGATGCTGTAATGAATGAGTCATATATCCTATGTTCATGGATTGTTACTCTATACATATTTCTATCTACCATTATTCCACCCCCTTTGTTGTTACTCGGAATGACCCATCTGGCATAGGCCATTTGTATGGCAAGTCATCTTCTACCTCAAAGTCATAATGCTCTGGAAGCTTACGCTTTAAGTTAGATTGATGACTCTTATGAAACTCTTCTGCTCCTAACCACCAAGGTTTCTTGATAGCTACAAGCTTATGTTGTTTCATAAGTTCGATTATTTGCCCCCTCATATTATCTACGAACCCACGCTTTGACCACTCATTACACATAGTGATAGCATAGGCAGCTAGCATACCTTCGTTACCACGCCACATTACAGCAGCAGGGTGATTGCGCCATCCCTCAGTTAGACCCAGGTTGGCCTTGAGTATTTGAAACGCTTCTACACGTTGCTTACCCAATCTCCTATCGTCTAAGGATTCCGCTACTTGCACGAAGTTTGCATACGGTAGAAATGTATTTACCATGGTGCGCTCCAAGCGTTTAGGTTACATGATGTACAACGGACTTGATAGTCCTCTTCCATTACCTCCCACTCAAAATGTTTACACATTTGGTGTTCAGGTTTTAGCGAGTCCTCTTTCAATATAAATGGGTAACCAGGCGGCCAATCTGACTCATCTGGATCCACATCATATTGATAGTACTCACCCGCTAATTCTTCTGGAGTAAATTCTTTAATCATCTCCCCTGCTACTTGTCTAGCAGACCTGAGTGCCTGTATAGATACTCCAGCTTTTTTTGCTGTTAGATATTCTTCGAAGTTAAACACTTCTCCCATTACATTACCGCTTCCATTAATAGGTGATTATCCATTGCCCATTCCTGTGGTTCAGAGATGGATTCGATTGTTAGATTGGCGCCACCATCAATCATGGCATCTGAAGCATGCAGTATGAACATCTCTGCACTTTCATAGTCATTGAATGGCCCTATAAGTGTTTCTGTGACATTGTCATATACTGTGTACATTTTTCCTCCTTGTTTGTGTTGGTTAAGCGCTTCTACGCTTTTTGATTGCACCCATTACTACCGCTTTGGCAAATGGGATTAGATCACGGGCAGAGTTGATACGCCCATAGATTTCAGCTTCATGGCGAAAACTATTATCGCTTTCTCCACGTTCTGTATACCACGTGTAATCTCGATCACGCATGATTAGAGTCATCGCAGTTAGAATGCCACGCTTACTAATACGTTGTATAACCTCGTCATTTCTTTCGTGGTTAAACGCACCATCAGTAATGATAAACAGCATTTTGTTCTTCTTACGAGAAGACATGAGAAGCTGTTCAGCAGCAATCAGTGAGCCATATGGATTGGTACCTCCATTGCCATATATAAACTTAAAGCGTGTTTTGTGAGCACGCTCTGTACGTTTGTAGGCAATCTCGGTTTTATCATCGAATGCGTACACCGTTACCGGTGCATCGATAGCCTCAAGAGCACGCTTGATAGTCCAGCATGCTAAGGATGCGCTACGATCATTTTGGTCACTGCTCATAGAACCGGATCGATCAACTAAGATCACCGCTTCTACATCAGCACCATCGTTACCCTCTTCCCAACGGTCAAAGGCTTCGTCTACTTCACATCCATTGATAACACGTTGGACATTTAGCTTACCACTTGGTACGCCTTTGTTCCAACCTGGCTCACACTCATCACGTAAGCGCTCAAGCTCTCTAGCAAAAGCACGATACATAACGACTGTGTCATTAGGAACATCGGTGAGGTCGAATTTGCCATCCTTAGTAGACTCATCGAACTTACCATCACCACCAACGATTACTCGTTGCTTGGCTTTGATATCCTGTTGAACTGCTTTGTTAGCATAGACCTCATCAATTGCATTGTTTAATGCATTATTGATATTGTCTGGAATACCACCCTTACTCTCATGATGTCCTTTACCAGGATCAATAGATGGTGGTGCATCTTGCTGTGCTTTCTGAAGCATGTCACGTATTGCTAGTGCTTCTGCTGCGCTTTGTGGTGCCGGTATGTTGAGGCCCTCATCGCTGGCATCGGGTTTGTTTGTGTTGGCGTTGTCTTCCTTAGTTTTAGGCTTAGGCATATACACTGACTCTGCTTTACCCATATTACTTGCACGTTGTGAGTCTTTCTCTTGCATCTTGCCAGGCTCAGGACGACCCTTAGCCATTGGATCACGGCTACCGCAAGCATTAGGACCACCCGATATGTCTGGGAACTCTTTGCGTATAGGCTTGAGCACCTCATCATTAAAGCGTTCGATAAGTATTTGTGCTTTCATGTAGTCCCTAGGGAATGCAAGTAAGCGATACTGATCCACGATATCCATGATGTTAGGTATAAGTTCGGGGAATGCAAACGCATCTCGATACGCTTCCCGAATCTCTACCGGTAGATATCTGCGACCACGTACTAGCATGTAAGCGCCAGAGGTTTCCTCTGGTGTTTCACCTAGCCATCTAGCCACAGTACCAATTAGATATGGAGCAACAGCTGGATACCTAGCACATAGTAATGTCTCAATGCGCTGGTCTTCCAACATGTTGGTAGCCTCCATATAATCATTTTGTAGAACCCATTTGATCAGTTCTGTACCCTTGCGAGGCGTATAGAAATGATGGGCTAGCTCATGATAGTTCAGGCCCGTCACCTGAGTTAGTGTTTCCATATCCATCTCAGATATTTCTTCTTGATTGATATAGATTGCGGCACCGTCAGACCAAGCGGGCGCAGGCCCACCAGCCATTACGTTGACGATTAGTGGATCACCTGTAAGAACACGATCTGCTTGTTCATACACACGACAAAGAGCACCTAATTGAATGATGCGTTCTTGTTCTAGTTCTGAACGAGCGTCTCCTCCCCACGGTGAGTCATCTACTTCATCTATAAGCATTTAACCTCCTTATACTAGTTGTTTAGCCCATTCTTCCAGGCGTTGGTCAATGCTTGCATCTGCAGGATGCTCTGTTACTTCACCAGTATCTAGACCAAAGTCAGTCTTGATGTTGTACTCATGAGTCTGGAAGACCATGCGTACGCTGGCTTGCTCATCTGTACTAAAGTGAGCGATAAAGTTCTCTGCTGCAAACTCATAGCCAAGATCGTCTACAAGCTTAGTGAACTCCATACCCATATTGGTAGAGATTGGTGTTTCATATTGACCTTTAGCAGCCTCTACACGAAGTTGCTTCATCAATATGCGAAGAGCCTTAGAACCAATCAACTTCTCCTCAACAGCATCGTCATAATCCCAAGGGATTTGAATGTCGAAGCGATTGCGGAACGCAAAGTTGAGCGGCGTGGTGCCGATATAATCTGGATTCATAGTAGCAAAGATAGTAAGGTCTGGATGAGCCTCAATAGTCTCGCCGTGATGATCGAGCAATATAATATTGCGACGACCATCGGTCAATGAATACAGATTGGTATAGATCTTAGGATTGATGAAGTTAACCTCATCAAGCAAAAGAACGCCACCATTGCGAACTACGTCAGTTACTGGACCATCAATCCACATGAATGCACCTTCTCCATCGGAGACGAATTTTCCAGTCATTTGACTTGGCTCCATTGATGCATTACCAGAGATTGATGCCATACGTAAGCCACGCTCTGAGGCCCACGCTTCAACTGATGTAGTCTTACCAGGGCCAGTTGGGCCATAGATAAGCACGTTGATACCTTCAGCACGTGCGTGGTCATAGACTTTGAAGTCTTCCACGCCCCACACCTTGCGATGTACATAGCGCTCAGCTAATTCCTTGCGTGGAACTGTTGCAAGATTTACGCTAAACACTTTGCCACCGGATGATACTGATGTGTTGTCCATTGTTTGTGTTGGCACAGGAACTACCAACGGGACTGTTGCACCAGCTTGACGACGATTATCTATTACATATGTTTCCAATGTGTCATCTCCAATTAGTGTTTGGTCATACAGTTCATAGAGTTTATCTAAGAACGGTGTTGTATCTGTATTAGGTTCAGCCTTAGCATGCTGATTACATGCTTTAGTTCCCAATACAGGAGAATAGCCTTTGTCTGCAATTGCCTTCTCATCTGCTGCCGTAACATATACGCCAACAGGGGTCCGTGTCAATTGCTCATTGCTATCAATCATGTTCACGAATTGATCTACGTGAGCATCCTCCCACTTATTGTGTGGACCTTTGCTACCATCAGTCATTCGAGACCAGATTCTGACTCCACCTTCATGCGGGGACATAAGGATTTGACGTCGCTTAGCACCCATACTTGGTTCGTAAGACTCGGTGAATACTGCTATCTCCATTGTGTTCCTTTCTAGTTGTAGTTTTCTTCGTCACGAAGAACTTGTCTTTGCATGACGACTGCTGCTTCATACATTGCTACCTTTTGTCTAGGCCATTGTGTAATGAGCTCAAACAAAAAGCCGTTCTCTTCTGCCTTCTCCATAATATAGTTCATATGGTCTTGAAGTTCAGAAATAATTTCATTTCTGACATCTTCAGGCATTTGCTGCAGTTGTTCGATAGCATCGCTACTGAACTCTGGCTCATCATCATCATCCCCACATTCGTGGCACATGATTAGTTCCTTTCTGTTATTAGGTTGAGTTGGCTTACCTCCGTTGCCGCACAGGGACTGAATGCCCATCGCACCTTCTCTTTTCATCTCGCATACATTAGTTATCACGTACTACTAATGCGTGAGCCTTTAAATTACTCGGTTCTTGAATTGATTAAGTATGATTAGAGGTGGGCTTAGCCAACTCATCCTATTTGGTATTCATATGTGATACCAAACCTAGAGGTTTAGTGATTCTTTTTCAACGTTCCACATATTGATAGCGTTATCAGTTGTGTTAGCGATTGCTTGGTTGAAAGTCTCTGAGGTCCATTTGCGTAAGCCAATGGCTTGATACAGAGTCTTGATGTAATTAGAGGCTTGTTGTGCCGGTACTCTCATAATTACTTCTTTTGCCAAGTCTAATTGACCTGACATATAAGCCATACTCGCTGCGTATTCACAAAGAGTAAGTTCGGTTTTTGTTTGAACATGCTCAACAGTATTTAGTGCTTGAATAAATGTTCTAGCACATCCTTCTGTTGAATTGCTTTTTAATGCGATCACTAAGAAAGCATCACGTAGCGCTTCTGTTTGTGTTGACCACTCAAGTAGATTGCTAGGCATAATGCCTGCACTTACATACAGAACTAATTGTTCTGCCCCATCTATTGAGCCGCTTATCTGTGGATAGACTGCTTGTGGATCATACTTAGCCGATAGGTTCGACATAGTCTGCCACCATCCTTTCTAGTAGTGTTGCTGCTGATTTGATGATCTTTCCATCACGTAAACGAAGAGGGGTTCCATCCCACTGTGTACGCTCAGGTTTACTTCCATAGTCTCTCTTCTTAGAGCCACTACAGAAATAACAAGTTTGGCTTCTCTTTACCATATGAGACTGATCATTTCCGTGTACACACGGCAAGCTATGCCAGTATCTATGGCCCTTAACATCCATATCAGGATGTTTTGCGCAGGTTTGAAAGCCTTTTTCATTTATTTTGACGTTGTAACAAGTATCGGTGCTGCACCAACCATCTAATAATCCGGTCTGTGAACATTGACGACAGCCTTGTATCTTAGGCTTACTAAGAGGGGCGCCATCTTCTTGTAAATAGAACTTATGATTACGCTGGAATACTTGAATACCTGCGTAACGTTGGATAGTAAGACGTACTGAGTGACTGCGTAATGGGTTCCAAGTACTGCCCCAATGTGTAACTGTATCTATACCGCTGATAACAGTTGTTCCGTCTTTATGGAAGGTAACGAACTTACTTGTTCCTCCACCAAAGTGCCAACCTATATTTATGGGACTATCAGCGTCCCATTTGTTTTCTTTCCAGATGCGAAGACCTCTATCATATAAAGGACGCTCATACTTCTTGCGACCTCCAGATAAGAAAGTCGAACCCCAATTCCAATCAGGAATCATTAATCAACCTCCTCATAAAATAATGATACTTTGCTCTGCTGTTGTAAGTCAAACATCCGCTCACGCAGACGCTCAACCTGTTTTGCTGGTTCTTCTTCCTCATAAAAAGAAAGACTAATGGGGAAGATCGGTGCTTCTTGTGCGGGTTGATTTGACAATAAGCCAATTACCATGCCAAGACCATCGATTATGCCGGCACTATAAGAGCGCATTACTTGGCTCTCTTCGAACTGGCTATCTTGATGTTCTTCCCACATTAACCGATTGATCTTGTCAATCAGTCCCTTGCGCTTAACCAGTAACTTTCGCATACTGGTACCTCCTTATGGGTAAGCCCCCGCCATTGCTGACGGGGGCTGGTTTGTTTGTGTTGGTTAGCGAATGAATGACGCCCATGTAGATGATGAACTGATCTTGAATTCAGTATCAGTTGCACCATCAATTAGAGCGATAGCATTTTGTACTTGCTCATACTCAGATACAGCATCATGACGAGTATTTTTGTACTGTGGTTCACGCTCATTAGTTGGGCGTTCACCTAGCGCAGCCTCAGCCAATTCAATATTAAATGAATAGGTTAAAGAGAATCGATTGTGATACTTATTAGTATCAACCTCGTAAGCTTTAGCTACATTCTTTTTAGCCCATGCTTTGGCTTTGCTATCCCAAGCGTCTTGACGCTTGTTGAGAGTTGATTGGTTCTTTTCCCATTCACTTATCTCTGCGTCCATACGCTTGAGTGTTTCGGTTAGTTTCTTGACTAAGTCTTTCTTAGCCCAAGTTGTTGCGATGACCTTGTTACTGGCCATAGCACGCCTCCTTTTAGTTAGGTGGTGTTACAGGGACTCCTGCAACATATTCATTCTCTTGGCTATCAATAACCACGAGAGTGTTTTCAACGTAGGCATTGCCTACTGGCGTTTCTCCAATCGTTGCGTAAACCAATGCGCTCTTCAGACTCTGAAGCTCATCTTCGGTAAGGTGCAAGAGCTTGGTTTTTGCTAAACGATCGACCATACCTATAACACGACCAGCACACTCTAGACGAGTGGCATCTTCGGTCAAGTCATCGGAATATTTTTTCTCTTTGAGGTAGTCCAAAGAGTAGACTTTGAGGTTATTAGGCATTAGACATAGCCTCTAACTTCTCAGGATCAAATGCCGGAGTTAGAGATGTTGCTGTGTACACCTTTCCTGTTTTCCAATGAGGAATTGATTTGTGGTTCCAACGACCACCCATAGCCTTCCAAGCTTCACGCTTGGCATTACTAGCAGCACTGCGACCATTCACGTGAGTGAAGTTAGTCTTTTCTGGCTGTGCTGGGCCTGGGTTTTTCTTGCGTGCTTTACCGTTCTTACGGTCGCCCGCTGTGTTTACTTTAGGAGCTGGTGCTCCTCCTCTACCTTTTGCCATTGTCTGGCCCCTTTCGGAGGTTAGTTGATTGTCTCTACACGAGTGTATAGAGTGTTGATGCCATCATTCCATAGCATCAATGCTTCGTTGCGTGTGAGGCCATAGAATAACTGGGCCTCTATAATGAACAGGTGCTTGCCGATGAATGTGTCGGGCGTTGTTTGTGTTGGTTGCATTAGATATGCCAATCTAATAGATCAGTTGTTCCCCATTTACGATAGGGTGCATCTATGATGCTATATAACTTCCACCATCTATACCCTGCTTTGGGCATAGTCTCTTCGTTCTCATACTTAATTTCATATCTTAATGCTTTATGCAATGGGTATGAAGATAAGTGGTCGCACCAATTAGCAAACCATCTAAGAGGTAATACATTTGTTTTGTGTATCGGTGTGGTTTTAAAATCTTCCATTGTTATCCTTTCTATTAGATGAGCAGTTTTAATCATCGTGCTCAGGATGTTTGGCGTAGGCGAGGATACTTTTTACTCCTAGGAGCTATCACTATCGTGCCATACCAATTATGGTGAGCAGTTTAACCTCATTGCTCAGGAGTCGTGTTTTACCTCAGGTCTCGCCAGACCAACTGTCACTAGTAAATTGGAGTAATCTTTACAAGATCTTCTTCCAATTTAGTAGAGACATATTTGCCACTCTCTCGAGTGGATTCGTAACAACCTTTCCAAGTTTCGTGATAGGTATCAGTACCATTGCGGACTCTGATTTCTAGCTTGGATTGGTGTGATTGGATTCTCCGACCACAGTTGTTACAATATTGCAAGGCGGGTTTCGCCATTGCGGTACCTCCTTTTAGCAGGTACATCCCACTACTTGTGGGAATACTAATACAGATGGGGGTTGCTAGGCAACCCCCATACTGTCAGTTATCCAGGATTAAAGAGGGATTGGACAATCAGTTCAATCCATAACTCACGATGGCTATGGGTATCGTAAAGGGCTCAGACCAGGGGTTCGGATACATCTATTAGCGAACTCATTACTGAGTAAAGCGTTCGAAGCCTTAGCAACTGCTTTGCCTAATTTCTCAATACACACTCGATATTCCTTTCATTGGTTGTCTATACAACCAGGACACACACTAAACGAACTACAAAAGGACCTTTACTCATCTTCGGGTTTACCTTTTCCACAGCCCTGTTAGTGAGTAGATTCTAGGAATCTATCCGATACGCCACTGCGCTCAACAACTGTGGGGAATTACAAGCATAGAACGCTAAGTTGAACAGACAACCGCTGCGTCGTGCTTATCCTTTGAGTGTAGGTGTTTAGTGTGTGTCCTGACTGTACAGGCGGGGATTGTTTGTGTTGGAGCGACAGTTAGTATTAGTTACTCTATGACCTTCTGCTCTCATAGTCTGAGATTGCTTCTTGTATTGTTCGTCCATAATCCCCTTGTACACACATACCTGAGTCTTCCATATATGTGTGAACAACAAAAGGGGTTACTTTATTGTGGGCTAGAAAACACAGCACTATTGTTGTGTTTGGATATATGCCCGGCTTACAGGCTAGTACAAGCCCTTTGTTAGATTCAATATTAGTACCTATACTGATAACTGTTATATCGTCAGTCATTGCTTATCTCCTTTTTCCATAGCCTACGCATACGCCTAGACCAACGCTTCTTGTTGGGTAAGGAAGTTGCTGCATTCGAGCGCCTCAATTCCTGAATCCTTTGTACCTTGGACTTGTCCTTGTTGGGATAACTGCGGAACATAGATAGTCTCCTTTATCTGCATAGCCATTACCTGCTGAATGATTGCAAGACATAGCAAGTGCTTGTCGTGCTGAGTGATAGCACCTGCCTTACTTATCTTGGCTGTTACTTGTAGCGTGTTCATTGTTGCCTTCCTGTAGAGGGATAAAAGAAGGGCGGGGAGAGCCCCCTCTAGCTCTCAACCCGCCCGGTGTCTACGTAGATGTAGACCTCTCACATAATGCTACTTATTGAGCGTCTCCTTGAGGAGTTTGACTTGCAGACGCATAGTGCCGACTTCGGCAAGGGTTGCGATACAAAACTCCTCTAACTTGCTGAGATGTTCGTCAATAATGCGGGCTAACTCTTCCATTGCTCGTCTCCTAACGATACGGATACATTAAACGGACCGACTTGGATAGCAATCTCTTTAGAGAATGAATACCAAGCGACATTAAGTGCAATACCCCAATTGCGTGGGGTAATTATCCAATGTAGGTGCATTGTCTTTCCTTTCTTATAGGTGGTGCGTGGGTTGTTTGTGTTGGTACGCCCCCGCCGGCAGAAAATTGGCGGGGAAACTTACTTTAGTGTATATAATTCAACAGCCTTAGTTTCATACTCCATAACCTGTTCAGTTATAACATAGCCAATTACATCATTGTCTTGAGCATCTGTTATTAGTTCGGCTACAACCTTCATAGTTCCATCACACATCTCAAAGAAAAATGTGCGTGAAGCATCAGTTACCTCAGAAGGGCATTGACGATAGAGCATCTCAAACATAGGGTTATCCTGACTTATAACAGGGTTTAATCCCATCTACTTCTCCTTTCTGTAGAAAATTGGCGGGGAAACTTATTTGTTGAGGGTATAGTGTGTCTCGTATGTAGAGATAAACGAGAAGGCACCGGCACAGGTATAGCAATACACTTCAGTAGGCACGCCTAGCATAAAGGCATCAGTACCGGAGTAGACGAGTTTGGTGGATTCACAATTAGGGACAGCACACACCTTTGGAGCGGGCTTGGTGTGTTGGGAACATACGTATGAGCCTAGGCAACCGCACATTTACTTAGCCTTTGCCTTAGCCTTACAGGTCTTACATACATAAGACGAGCCGATAGTAACGAGGTGCATTACTTCAGCCCCGCGTATCTCTTGCTTGCTCTTGCACTTAGCGCAATAGATGGTTGCGTTCATAGCATTACCTTTCGTGGGTGGGATTGTTTATGTCGGGCGAAAATCGGCGGGGATACCGATGGCTCTCTGTGTAGATAGAGAGTGAGAGAGACATAAGGAACAGAGACCATACACGCTCACTAAGAAGCCTCAGTCATAAGTCTTATGTCTCTTCCACTAACTACCTAGTAACTACCTGCTCATAGAGTAGCCCCCTAGCCGTAGGCCTGGTGGTACTCACAATGATCATAGATAGTTGCCGACAGTAGCCTGAATAGACTCCCCACTCCCAATGATGGGAGATAGGGAGCCTATTCGTTAGCAGGACACCGAATTGCGGGCGTGGATTGCTCTGGGGGGCTAGACATTACACCTAGCACTGAGCCGATTGGTCGGCATACCCCATCTATGACCATAGAGACTATGACCATAGATAGAGGCAGGGGGAGAACCTAATCCCCCCCTGCTCTACCGAGTTATGCGATTAGGAGATTAACGCTGGCTCTGGTGCGCTCATAACTGCCTTGACCTTCGCTGAAGTCTTGGCAGATTCGTAACGCTTGATGACCGCCTTGAGTGCCTTGATGTAGTCATCTTGCTCTTCATCTGGTGTGAAGACAATAGACTCATCATCTAAGCGAGAAGCAGACTTAAGGAGTGCCTTGCCACCTACGCCAGAAGTATTATCTTCTTGACGCTTGGCTTGGCTTACCTTAGTTAGACGCTTGACCGCCTTCTTGTATGACTCGACAACCTTCTCGAAGGTGTCGGCTTTCATTACAGAGCGATACACTTCGGACTTACCAAGACGAGCCATCTTGTAGACGGCTGTCTTGTTCTCCTTAGTTGCGCCGTAGGTATAAAGCAACCAACCACCCATAGCAAGACGACGGACTTCATCAGACTTTATTAGGTCTGATGCGTCGTTTATTGTGCTGTGGGGGAATTGTGCGAATACCCCTGCCACTTTTACAAAGCGGGCGGTTACTGCTGTTTCGCTATTGCCTTCTTCTAGGAAGATAGGCTCTAACGCTGTTGCTAGTGTGTGTGTGGACATAATACTCCCCTCCTAAGGGAGAGAGAGCAGGGCCACTCGCCCTGCTCCCACCACCCCTGCTAGACTAGACGCCTAGCAGGGACAGAAGAAGCAGAGCGCACCACGCCCGCAGTATCTCTCGGCTTCCTACCGATACATACAACGATAAAAAATACATTCGACACCTTTGTCCCCCCCTACCCTTAAGTCGTTTAAGTCGTGTTTGTCCGCCAGGTGAGACGCAGGGTTGGGACTATTTTGAGCTATACAGTGGCCAAGGCAGTGTCCGATTTGTGACTTTGATCATAGTTTGATAAGTTGTGAGCGTAAAAACGGGTAACTCTCATCATAGTTGGTGAAAAAATGGCGGGGAATATGCTAAACTTCATGCAGAGTGCTCAAAATGAGGCTCTAATTAACTAATTTCGTCTAAGGAGAAATTAAAATGGCAACATTTACTACTGGTTTAACACCAGATCGTTCAGAAATCACAATCTCAAACCTCTTTCCTCAGTTCAATCGCTGGGCAATCGGGTTTGATCCACTATTTGACACATTTTCTCGTGTCTCTAGTGCAAAATCGAGCGGGTATCCTCCATACAACATCTTCAAATATAAGGACAATTACGTCCTAGAGATCGCTGTAGCAGGATTTGCTAAGGAAGATATCACCATCACTGTGAAAGAGCTTCAGCTGACCGTAGAAGGCGTTAAATTGCCATCTGTGGACGAGTATGTGCACAAGGGAATTGCTAACCGTGACTTCAAGCAGGACTTCGTATTAGCGGAGTATGTAGTAGTCAAGGGAGCAGAGATGAAGGATGGATTACTACGCATTAATCTAGCTCAGGAGCTACCCGAGGAGAAGAAGCCAAAGGTTATTGAAATCGCATAATCTCTGGTAGAATATTTAATAAGGACGCCTCAGTAGGTTATGCCTACTGGGGCTCCACAATTTTAGGAAGTAAAGATGGATTTAGTAAAAGAAAAAGAAGTAAAAGAGTTAACAGAGCAAGAGAAGCAAGATCTATTCTGGCAGAGCCAAGTAAGCTTTGAGGAGTAACTACATCAAGGCTTCCCGCCGAAAGGAGACGAAATGCTAGATGTGTTATGTTATGACTGTGGAGTAATGTTCCAAGTTGAAGAAGGAACCAAGAATCCGACTAAGGCTCACAAGGAGTGCAAGAATGCCAACCTATGACTTTAGATGTGAACGCTGTAAGGTAGTCCATGAGATTACCCGTTCTTTTACTGATGTGAATACACCACCCTGCCCCGGGTGTGGCGATGAGCTAATCCGCATTTGGCAAGCAACCCCCGCACACTTTAAAGGTGGCGGCTGGGCTGGTAAAGAGTAGACTTGACCAATGGCAGCTAAAGGTGGTTTAGGTCCCGAGGGATACAAGCGTTTACAAGAAGCTGCTGATATGTTGTCGGGTAAGAAGGTTATTGCCTCCCGCAATGATGGTTTGGATATGCTTATCCCTAACCGCACTCTTGCACAGAGCAGCGATCCTGATTTTGGTATCGGGTATGAAGTTATGGATGCTAAGTCCTCAAACCCGCTAGGAAGAGCTAGAGCCCAGAGAATTGGGTATAACAAGGATCTTCAGTACTTAGCTATCCTGATGCGTGATGGAACCCTTGTAGGATATCCCGGCGTTACTGAAGATGAGTGGGATGACTACTCCAGCTTCTCTTCAACTACTGATTACATAGAAACAATTCTTTCCCGCTACTCTAATGGTCGCTGGGAGAATAAGACTCTAGGTAACCTGCCTCAGAGCAACCCCCAAAACTTTACACAAGGCACTATCGATTAGTCTGATAGTATTTACACCTAACTACTGAGAGGGTTCTATGACAACGCTTGTCGCTATACAAGGTGATGGCTGGTCCGTCATTGGATGCGATAGTCGTGCATCTAGTGAAGATGGTCGCTATATGGACCTTGCTACCTCTAAGGTTATAGATAATAACGGAATACTGATCGCAGTCTCCGGTGCTTCCCGTGGTGGAAATATTACACAGTTTGGTTGGAAACCGCCTAAACCACGTGCTAATGAAAACTTAGATGTGTTTATTACAAATAGGTTTATACCCCAGATGCGTGAAACTTTTATAAAAGCCGGTTACGATGCCAAAGATGATGGCGATGCAGCTGGCCACGACTCTAGTCTTATCATTTCAGTTCGTGGAGTTATATACCCAATTTTTGAAGACTACTCGTGGGATCGTGAAGCCCGCAACGTTTACTACGCAGGTTCGGGTGGAGATGTAGCTCTAGGAGCACTTGAGGCTTTAGAGTACACAAAAGCTAAAAGTCCTGCAGTTGCCGAAAAAATATTGCGTAAGGCCGTAGAGATTGCCTGTAAACATGATATTTATTCTGGCGGAAAAATCATTACACACATACAAACTGCCTAATCCTTAATACTATACTCCTGTCCCTAAGTGCACCGGGACGATAAACCCTCTATATAGAAAAGGTAAAATAATGGCCGTAAATAATAATGGCAACTTGGTGGATACCTCCGGCAACGTTGCAGTAGATTTCGTATGGGGAAATTTCCCTATGCAACCAAATGATGATCGCACAGATGGAACAGCTGTTTCAGTTGTTGCTGCCGATGCATCTGAAAACAAGCAGTGGACCGGATACTCAGTGTATCCAAGTGCTCGCCTAAACGCATCTTACGATAGCCACGCTATCGCAGAAGCAGAGTGGGCTAACTATCCTTCATTTATTGCAGCTGAACCTAACTACATGGTTTCAGCAGTATCAGGTGATGGAACAACAGTTACATACACATGTCAGAATTACTTCACTGGTGGAGAGTCTGTAAACATTACTGGTCTTACAGCAAATGCTTACAACCTTTCATCAGCAACAGTTGTAAACCCACAAAAGACTTCATTCCAAGTTACTAACGCAGCAAACGCTGGAACTATTACAGGTCAACTTGGTAAGGTTCAATCAACAACTGCTCTTACAGCAGCTGATGGTTTTGGAATTAACTCAGGTGTTCCATACATTCAAGTACCTTCAGTAATCGGTAAGACAACAGCTCTTGCTCTTGATGCTCTTAAGGATGCTGGTTACGAAGCAGCTAATATCACAACAGCAGCTGGCGCAACAAACGCAGCTTCAACAATCACAGCAGTTTCACGTACAGGTACAGCAGCAACAATCACCTCTTCAGGTGCTGGTGCTAAGTACCCAGTTGGAACTAAGATTACAGTTGCATCACTTGTATCACCAGATACTGCACTAAACGGTACTTGGACAGTTACAGCAGTTGCTACAAACACTGTTTCTTTCACAACCACAACATCAGGTACTCTTTCAACAACAGGTCTTTCTGTTGCTGGACTTACAGGTGTTGCTGGAACAATCAAGACTCAGTCAACAGCTGCAAATGCTGCCTCAACCGCAACAACAGCTACAATTACAATCACACCGTTTGCAACAGCTTCATAATAGCAAAAACTAAATAGCGCAAAGGTCGGGAGAAATCCCGGCCTTTGGCATTTCTAAGAGTTCTATTGGTGGGAGAATACGATTATGACTCACACACACCATCATCTAAAAAAGCATGCAAAGCATAAGCATGATCACACTGTGTCTGTAGGACGTGGTGGGTTTTTGGTACCAGGGCAAAGTTGGTGGGGATGCTGGGGCAATAATTGTGATGGTAAGGGTAATGGTGATGAAAGTAACAACCACGAAGCTAGTGAAACGTCTCAACAAGAGAGTCAGGAGCAAGGCGATGGTGCAGCAGCAACAGCAGGCGGAGAGGCCGGAGAAGCGGGAGCAGTCTCAACCGGTTCAGGAGCTAGTGCTGGGGCCGGTGGTATGTGACCAATGCTCTGCTAGAGCAAAGATGGAAGTATCATTAACGTCGGGGATTTTAACATTCTGTCTACATCACTATAATATTAATGCCCAAGCGCTTACAGAAAAGGGCGGAATTGCTAAACTTCTTGACATATCAGGCGAAAAGGTAGGATTAGCATGAAGAACACATTGAATAATGGTAGCGCCGTTCAGGCCAGTAATACCATCGGGGCAAACGGTGGCATCCTTGGTGCAATGGTCAAAAAGTGGCAGATGGATTATAACCACAATTTAGAGATGGATCGCATCAAGCACAAAACTATAATGGGTCTTGCAGCAGAATCTGCTGGCGCTGCAATTCAACATCATTATAATACTGTTATGGAAGGCATCAAGACTTCAGAGCTTGATAAGCGTAACACTCGTCAAAACGAACTTGATCAGCAATTAGAACAAGCAAAGCATATTAATAAGACTGCACAACAAGATCAAGCTACTTCAGGAAATATTAAACTTGCACAGAAAACTGCTGCAGCTGCTCGTGCTACAAAGAAACATGGAAATGTAACAGATCTTAACTCTATGAAAGCACTTAGCAAAAGTCTTAATGAAGGTACTGTTTCTCCATTTGTTGCTGGCCCAAATAGCATTCAAAATATTGGTCCTGGATTAACTCAGCATATTAATACACTATTCCCTGCTGCCGGAGCAGCTGGCAATACTAATACAAAAACTACTAACCCTAACCCAGGAACTCAACCTCCTACAAGTAAAGTTCGTAAGAAGAGTGCTCCTAAACCTCGTACTACTCCAGTAGGCGCAACACCAAACCCATCTTCATCACCTGTTGTAACCCCGGCTGCAGCTCCTCAAGTAAAGCCTGCACGTCGTGCTAAGAAAGCTACTATCGCAAAGGTTAATCCATAATGGCACGTAGTAAAAAGAAAATTGATATCGCACCAGAAGATATGGACATCGCTAAGAACCTTGGCGTTAAGACTGAAGAAAAACCTAAGGTAGATCGTGGTGCTGAACGTAAGAAGTATAAGGCTGCACGTGAAGCCGCACTTATTGGTGGCGCACTTACTCTTGCACAACGTGAAGAGCGTGATGCTGCAGCAGAACAAAAGCGTTATGAAGCAACCCTTGCTCGTGGAGCAGGCGTACCGGGAGTTGAAACAGTAACAGTTCCTCGTGGTAAGGCCTATGAAGAGCGTAAGCGTAAAGAGGCTAGAGAAGCTGCTGATGCAAAATATGCGGCTAAGAGTGAACAATTTATTGAATCTAAGAAACCTACTGAAACTGTACCTATTGGAAAGCCTAAGCTTGATGAAGCAGAGCTAAAAGTTCTAGGTAAGAAAGAAATTTTAGAGCGTGCTACAAAGAAACAAGCTTTTGATCTACCTAAGCGTGGACGTTTTGAAAAGCCTATTACTTTAGGTACTCCAGAAGCAGATCTAACTGAAACATCGTTTACAGCTGAAGAGTCTGCTGTTAATGCAGAAAAAAGCGCAAAGCTTTATGCAGATAAGCTAGAGCGAGATGCTCGTGCAAGAGAAGGTCAAGAGATTACTGCTGCTTCTCTTAAGTTTACAAAGAAAAAGGCAGAGATTGCAGGAAAGCCACAGTTTGATCCTATGGCTGCTACAGCAAAGCTTCGTCCTGCAGATAAGGGATTAGCTCCTAGCGTATACGACTACATGAGCAACTCAGCAGAGCGTGCTGCCGCAAGTCTTAAAGAAGCTCGACCAAAGATTGCAGAACTTACAGGTAAAGCTCCTGAAGATATTTCATATTCTGGAGATGAACCATACGATGTTAAAGATGCTGCAGGAAATGTTGTAGCGACTCGTACTGTAAACTCACACGCTTTGTCTCTTGCAAAAAAGTCACATCGTGCGGCTAAGCGTACCGGTAAAGAAGTTAACGGTATTAAGCCTACAGATAAGCGCCCATCTAAGGTAGAAGACATTCTTGGAACTCCTCACCAAGCTATGGCATACCAACTTCGCCATCTTCCATCTTTGACTGAAAAAGATGTTATGGCTGCACCTGGACTTGATCGTGAAAAGTTTAGGGTAAAATCAGAAGCTTTAATGAGCGCTGCTGTTAATAAGGCAGAATCTACTCGTAAGATCAATGTCGCTAATGAAGTTCAAAAGGGACATAAGGGTTGGGAAGATGAAAAAGGAATGGTTCACCCATTCGTATTTGAAAAGGGTGGAAGAGTGAGCCCACTATCCCTTCCTAATGACTTTACACGTACAGCTCAACCTAAGGTAATGATTCATATCCCAGATGAAGAGGACACTGAAACATCAATGGGTGCTGCTCAAGTAGCTGAAAAGCCAACACAGCCACAGCAACGCATGAGCAAGACTGGAATGGTTGCCTCTATTTCATCACATGAGCCTTCAGCTGTTGCAAGCCATGAAGGTTGGACTCTTCACAGCGATAACGTTTGGCGTAAGATCCAACACCCACTAACTAATGTTCCTGAGTCTCAAAAGATGCATGCTGCAGACTATGTAGCTGCACAGGCTTCTATGCTTGTAGATGAGAAGAAAGCTGCTGCAGCTAAGTCTGCTAAATCTGCTCCGGTTAAAAAAGCTGTAAAGGGAATGGCCGCTGCTCTTAGCAAGACTCAAGATGTTCTTACATCTCAGAAAGAGCCATACCACTATGCAACTAACCCACGTCCACCTAAGTCAACAGGTACTGATATGTTGGTTCGTGATACCGGTGCTGTTGGAAAAGCTCTTAAAGCTGGCAAGATTACTACTGAACAAGCAGGACAGTTTGATCCTAATATTCGTAATGCTCCTAAAAAGAATAAGGGACAGCTTGTTGGTACCCCACGTGCCGGAGATTTCAAATATTTAAGCAAGGAAGAGAAGAAGTCACTTAAAGAGAGCAACCCTAGAGCTCACAAGTTATATCTTCAATCTGAGAAGGCTCATAAGGAAAGTGAAAATGCTAAGGCTCTTAAAGCTCAGCAAAAAGCTCTTTCACCTAGAAAGTCATTCTATAACCGCTTTGGTGATGCTAAGGCTGTTGGAAAGACAGAGTCTTCCAAGTTTACTAAGGCTAAAGCTGAAGTATCTGGTGGACGTCAATGGAGAACAGTAGAAGTGGGAGAAACTATTCCTACTGTTTACAACCAGGATAATATGGAAGGTCAAGGACTTTCTGCAGATCAGCAAGCTGCAGTAAAAGATCTTGGAACTTCAATTGTTCGTGCTAAGAATACTTTTGGACTTACCCCTGCACAAGCTCGTAAGAAGGGCGCTGTAGGTAAGCGTTCATTCCAGGTAATGGCAGATGAGCGTGGTCCAGTACGTGATACTGAAGTACACGCACACATCCAGCACCTACCAGAGCGTACAGATGTTGTTCAGGCTCTAAAGACTGGAAAGATTCATCCAGAAGAGGCTAAAGATCTTCGTTCTCTTGATCAGTTCAGTAAGTATCGTGCTGAAGGCGTAACTCCAGGCAAAGAAGGTCTTAACGAAGTTAAGTACTCTCGTTTGTTTGAGCCTGTACTAGCTCCTGTTAAGCCTGCTTCTCGTAAGGGAACACCTGTTGAAAAGTTAAATGCTGCTGTTAAGCCTGGACTTCGTAGTGAAGAATCTATGGTTAAGGGCGGACCAGTTAAAGAAGTTATGGAGCCTACAGGTAAGAAGGCTGCTTCTGCAGTTAAGGTTCCTAAGAACATGAAGCGTGTATACGGTGAGAAGCTTCCTGTTCCTGAAGAGAAGCCAGAAAATCGTGGTATGAAGGGTTCTGTTAAGGAAGGTCGTGGACGTCAGTTCAGCAACCTACAAGGACCAGTAAATCTTAACGCTGTTAATCCTAAGACAGGAAAGTTTGCTGGAACAATTGCTGTTCACCCTTCATTGGGACGAGGCTATGTAGCTGCGCACCATGAAACCGGAACAGATATTCCTGGCACAGGTAATGTTGTTCGCAGAGGAAATGCTACACAGGAAACTCTACGTAAGGGAGTAAAGAAGTTTGAAGCTCCTCACGTAACATTTATTCCGGATAGCAATCCTGCTAACCCTGTTCACGTCCCTGCTAGTGACTTCTAATAGCCATGTCTCTATCGGAGATCTTTAAGTCTTATTACCCTAAAGGCAATAAGCTACCTAAGAACTTGCGTAATAACGCACGTGAGGCTGCAACCTATCTAACAGGCATCCCATATGAGTCTGATCCAGATGCTATGAAGCCTATCGGTCGTGCAGGAAGATCATCGGGGTCTAATAACTAATGGGGCTTAATAACGACACTATCTACACCCATGGTGGAGAGCTTAATGGTAAAGGCTTGCACAAATGGCATTGCCTTAGCTGTCCATGGACACAGACTGCTCTAGGTGGTAGTAAAGAGCAAAATGCCGGGCAGCGCAAGGCTGAAGCCCACAGATGCTATGATTCATCTAAGGATGCACAAGCAAGGCGTAGGGATATCTATGGATAACAACTTTGAGTTTTCAATAGGGTCTGCACAACAAGAGGAGAAAAATAATGGCTAAATCAGCAGCTTGGACTCGTAAAGAAGGTCAGAACCCTAATGGCGGACTAAACGCTAAAGGTCGCGCCTCTGCCAAAAAAGAAGGACATAATTTAAAACCTCCTGTAAAAAAAGAAGAAGCAGCTAAATCTAAGAAGTCTGCTGCACGTCGTAAGTCTTATTGTGCACGCTCTGCAGGACAAGCTAAAATGTTTCCTAAAGCAGCTAAAGATCCAGATAGTCGTTTAAACAAAGCAAGAAGGGCATGGGACTGCTAATGGCTAAAGAAGTATGGGATAAAAAAGATCCTGATGGTGGCAAGCATAAGAAGCTATCTTCTAAGAAGAAAGCTTCGGCTAAAGCACGTGCTAAAGCTGCTGGTCGCCCTTATCCTAATTTGATTGATAATATGGCTGCCGCAAAGAAAAAGGGCAAGTAATGTCAGCCGAGAAGTCTTTATTTCCTTTAAAAGGTCAAAGACTAAATGTAGTATCCCCTGAGGGTATAACTGTAGGTGTTCATAGAATGCCTGTTGTTGCAGATAAGTCCTCACTTCCCCCACTTTATCATGGTTCAGGTAGTCATATTAAGGTGGGAGATACTGTAAGGCCTCATCCAAAATCTCCAGATCCAGAGTCTAGAAGATATGCTTTTGCAAGCTCTCTTCAGGGAGCTGCTGGGGTATATGCACGAGGTCCAAACACTGAAATAAATGGTCAGGGAGTGTTTTGGGGTATTGTCCATAGAGTAGGGCCTACAGAAGATAACGAAGTATTAAAGGATATTCATCCTCATGGAGAAAGATCTTGGGGAAAAGAACATGGGCACTACTTATCTAAACAGTTTAAAGTATTAGAGGCTACTCATTTAGTGGATTATATGGGGAGGCACACCCCTCTGGGAAACAATTCACCATTGTATGACCCGCCTACAAAAAAATACAAACAATTAAAATTTCAGGATATACGGGAGAAAAATAATGGCAACTAAGAAAAAAGCAGTCGCAGGCGGTAAAGAATATAAAGGATCTGCTGCTAATGGTGGTCGTAAAATTATTGTTGAGCATTATAAAGATAAAGCCGGTAAATGGCATACTACTTCAAAGAACGCTGCCAAGGCTAAATATGAAAAAACACATGGCAAGCTACCTAAGGGAACAGATGTGGACCACAAGGATAATAATCATGATAATGATTCTTCCAGCAACCTGCGCCCACTCAAGCATGGCAAGAATACTGCCAAGGAGAATAAGCGCAGAGCTGGTAAAAAAGCTTAAGCTAAAGGTGCTGCTTTAAGCCAGTACTTTACAACGTTTGTTGAAACACCACCATTATAAGAATTTCTTCCTACTCCCCAGCTACCCCAATTACGGCCTCCAGAGGTCATCTGGAAGGCTATCTTGGCATTGGTAACGGGATTATATAGGTCAGTAGCTGAAACAAGCCCATACTGGCTTACACGGGCTTTTAAGGCACCATATAAGTTAATCTGAAACATCCCATAAGAATTATCCCCAGTACGAGGATTAAAGTTATGAGATAAAGGATTTCCATGGGATTCTTTCATTGCCACTGCCCAGGCAACCTTCAAGCTTTGTCCTTGAAAACCTGTTAGGCGTAAAAGGTCATATAGTTGAATTTGGCTGAGCTTTCTCATACCGGAGTATTTGAGAACGGGGTCTACGCACGTGGGGACCACCTTGGCTGTGACAGCTCTAGCTGTCGAGGTAAACGAGTTTGTTATTGCTAGTACTACTGAGAGCACTACTACCGCTAGTTTTCTTTTTCCATTAAAATGCACACTATCTCCTAGGCTTGAGAGCCAACCCGAATCCTCATCCAACTGTCACTTGGATGAAAATAGCCCGGCGTCTGTCTGCCAAGCTAGTTGCAACCCTTTTGTTTCGTTGTTAGTGTTAGAGGCTATGACCCCTCTATGAAATACTGTACCAGTAAATACAGGGTTAGCGCAACAACCAAATATGTATGAGATACTATAGACCTGTATAAACTGGCCTGAAAGGACCTTATATGGCAAAATGCGTATCAAAGATCCTCATGGCAAGGAAAGCAAAGGTACAAGATGAGAATAGAACGAATAGTAACGAAGCAGGGACATCCAGTTCCGAAAACAGCACACAATCCTAAGGGACCGTTTCCACCAGAGATTTACCAAAGAACAGAAGTTGTTACGGATTATGTTCCATTTGATGATGATATTCCGACAGGGGCGACAGCACAAAATGAATTTAAAGAACCAAAAATCTTCAAGTGCCGCTTCTGCCAGCAACTTGTGTATGAGCACAAAATTCCAGACCACGTATGTGAGGGCATCGAAGATGGCGAAGACGCATGATGTTGGAGATTATTACTGGCACTTTATGGTGTACCCGGTAAAACCACCAAGCATTATAGAAAAAGCAGAAACACAAGAGATTGACGGCAAATACCGTGGTGGACATGGGTGGGTAACCCGACTTCCATTTACACGGTATGCTTTAGTCATTGGAAAATGGACTAAGGCCTATGATGAAAGCTCTGCGTTAACAAGAGCGATTATAGGTCGCCCAATGAAGCAAGATGAAGTTGATTGGGACAAAATACGATTTGGGGCAGAGAATGTTCAAGAAGAAGAGTAAGTTAGCAAAAGAATTAACAAAAATACAAAAGCGTGTACAGATGCTGCCTACGGCAGAACTTCTTACATGGAGCGACCAAATAATGTATACAGTTGGTCGTAATCTATCTGCATGGCAGAAAAGTCAAAATCCTTTCTCTTTAGAGGAAGCCAGAGTGGGCGCAGAAGCGTTGCACGCAATCGTAGACGCATTAAGCGAAAGGTCGATTAAGTGAGCGACGAAGAAGATCTCTTTGATGAGGTTGATATCGATGAACTTGAACTTGATCTAGAACCACAAGATATAGATGTAGAAGATGCTGAAGAAGAGCTTGATGAATTATCTAAAGAGTTTGTAAAAGCGCTTGTAGATAAAATCATGCAGTTTATGGAGTTATTGGTAGGACATCAGCTTCACCCATATCAAGCCCCATTAGCTAGACGAATTATTGAATCCGTACTTATTAACGATGGTGAAGAAGTAACTGCTCTAGCCTCACGTCAATCAGGTAAATCAGAAACTATTGCTAATACTGTCTCTACTTTGATGGTAATCCTTCCACGTCTAGCCCGCATGTACCCAGAGCTACTTGGTAAATTTGGTGACGGTTTATGGGTTGGAATGTTTGCTCCAGTTCAAAACCAGGTAGAAACCCTCTATGGTCGTACAGTTTCCCGCCTAACAAGTGACCGTGCTATGGAAATCTTTGGGGATCCAGAAGTAGACGATATTCCTACTAAAACCCCAGGCGTAACTAAAAACATTAAGCTTAAGAAGTCTGGCTCCACTCTTATGATGATGACAGCTAACCCAAGAGCTAAGATCGAATCTAAATCTTTCCATTTAATTATTATTGATGAGTGTCAAGAAGCTGATGACTTTGTAGTTTCAAAATCTATTGCTCCTATGGGTGCGTACTATAACGCCACCATAGTAAAGACCGGAACCCCTACAACCCACAAAAATAACTTTTATCGTGCCATCCAACTTAACAAACGACGCCAGACCGGCTCACGTGCTAAGCAGAACCATTTTCAATGGGACTGGCGAGAGGTAATTAAGTACAACGAAAACTACGGCAAGTTCATTAAAAAGGAGATGCTACGTATTGGCGAGGACTCAGATGAGTTCCAGCTTTCATACAACTGTAAATGGTTGCTTGAACGTGGTATGTTCATTACCTCAACTATTATGGATGATCTTGGTGATACCTCACAAGAGATTGTTAAGAGTCACTTTAGATCTCCAGTAGTAGTCGGTGTGGACCCTGCTCGTAAAATGGACTCAACAGTTGTAACAGTAGTATGGGTAGACTGGGACCGACCAGATGAATACGGTTATTATGATCATAGAGTATTAAATTGGTTGGAATTACAGGGCGATGACTGGGAAGAACAATATTTTCAAATTCAACAGTTCTTATCTAACTACGATGTGCTAGCTATTGGAGTAGATGCCAACGGTGTTGGTGACGCAGTTGCTGGTCGTCTAAAGATCCTTATGCCTCGTGCTGAGGTAATCCCTGTAACATCCAGCCCTACAGAGCAATCCAAGCGCTGGAAGCACCTTCAAGCTTTAATTCAACGTCAGCTGGTCTCATGGCCTTCCCATGCTAAAACCAGACGACTTCGTATTTGGAAGAAGTTTTACCAACAAATGGTAGATGCTGAAGTTCAGTATAAAGGCCCTAATTTTCTAGTAGCAGCCCCAGATGAGGTACATGCCCACGATGACTTCGTGGACTCACTTGCCTTAGCCTGTTCTCTTACCCAAGAGATGGTTATGCCTACTGTTGAAGTTAGCGCCAACCCGTTCTTTTAATTATTGTATTTACTAAGACAGATCTTATAGTTTTAGCGAATAATAATACCCGAGGACCTCAATCCCAACCCTATAGGAGAATAAACAATGGCAATGGAAAATATTGCACCTACTCCTCAGTTCCCTGAGCGTGTAGGCACAAGTTATGAACGCAAGTTCAGCCCAGCAACACCAGGCCTACGTGGCCCACTTCGTTTTGAAGAAGGTATTGCAACAGATACAGACGTTCCAAATGATTTCCAACTTGGCTTGGATCAAGGTTATGACACACCAGCTGGTCGTCCTAACCACAACGAGAACGTTTTTGAGAAGTATCCAGAAGAAACAATGAAGGAACGTGCACACGTCGGCTCAGCTGCGTGGGTAGAAGCTCCTACATACCTTGGCGAGTTTGCACAAGGAAACTTCGGAGATCACTCTCAGACAGTTATTGAAGAAGTCATCCGCAATGGCTCACGCTATGAGCGCATGAACCCTGCTTCAGTTAACGACTAATTACTGTATACTAATGTCGTCCCCGGTCGCAAGGCCGGGGATAACATAAGGGAGAAACATGGGAACAGCTAAAAAGTATTTAAAATCGTATGAAGCGATTGTGAATCAAGCTAAGGCTAGATACCCAAAGCGCAGAGGTGCAGGAACAACTCCCCAAGCAAACAAAATGATTAGTCAACAGTGGGCCGCTACAGGAGAGCAAGAACCTAGAACTTTGAAAGATGCCGATCCAAATAAAGTGGATTTGAAAGCAGTAGCAAGAGATAAAGAAAAGCAGAAGACAGATCGCAAAAAGCGTAATCTGAAAAAACAAAATTTCGTAGTTTGAGGGCAAACAATGATGGGATTTAATCGATGAGTGGTGGTATTGATTTTAGTCCTCCGTCGTATAGAGCGGCGTCGAGTGATTTAACAATCTCCATTTCCCCACTGGGACTTGTAGAACTTGCTGATGAAGAGTTCGAAGTTCATGGGCCACGTCTAAACCGTTACTCACTTAACTGGGCAATGTATCTAGGACACCATTGGTCTTACCGCCGTGAATTAGGCGAATCGCAGATGGTATATAACTATTATCGTGCTTTTACAGATTTTATTATTAACTTTACATTTGGACGTGCAGTTTCATTTCGCAGCCCTGCAGCAACAGAGGCAATCATTCCCGACATCTTAAAGCGTGTATGGGAAATTGATAATGATAAGCATGGCGTTATGTGGGAAATGGGCCAGCAAGGCGGAGTATCTGGCGACTGCTTTATTAAAGTAGCTTACGAAGAAGCTTATGAAGACTCAGTAGGAGGACGCCACCCGGGTCGTGTTCGTGTACTTCCTCTCAATGCTTCTTTCTGTTTTCCAGAGTTTCACCCACATGATCGTTCACGCTTGATTCGTTTTAAGCTTAAGTACCGCTTCTGGGGCACCTCAGTAGAAGGCACACGACAGGTCTACACATATACAGAAATTTTGACCGATGAGCGTATTGAAGAATACATCAACGATGAAATGATCGATAGCCGTCCAAACCCTATCGGCATAGTTCCAGTTATTCATATTCCTAACGTTCGTGTTTCAGGATCCCCATGGGGACTAGCTGATTGTCACGACGTTATTACTCTTAACCGTGCTTATAATGAAACTGCTACAGATATTGCTGACATAGTCAACTACCACGCCGCACCAGTTACAGTTATCACAGGAGCTAAAGCTTCAGCCCTTGAAAAAGGCCCTAAGAAGGTATGGGGCGGACTTCCAAAGGATGCACAAGTATTTAACCTAGAAGGTGGCGGACAAGGTCTTACAGGTGCTCTTGAGTATCTTAAGATGGTCAAGACTGCTATGCACGAGATGATCGGAGTACCTGAGACAGCACTTGGACAAGTACAGCCTATCTCTAATACCTCTGGTGTTGCTCTTTCTATTCAGTACCAACCTCTTATGAATCGTTACCAGCAAAAGTTAGTACAATATGGTGAGGGATTGCGTCGGGTTAATGAGCTTGTCCTACGTACCTTGGCATTTAAAGAGCCTGAGCTATTTACTTACAATCCTAAGTTTAACGGCCCAATCAAGCCTAATCAGCTAACCCAGTTAGATTTGAATGACCCAATCACTTATGAGACGATTGTTCACTTCCCACAACCTCTTCCATTGGATAAGCTCATCGTCCTCAATGAAATCCAACAGAAGATGAATATGAACTTGGAAAGCCGTGAAGGTGCTTTGCGCCAGCTCGGTGAAGAGTTCCCAGCTGAGAAGCTTGAAGAGATTCGTCAAGAGCTTATCGCTGATGCTAAGGCTGATGGAGCTGTTAACCTTATCAAGCAACAAATCAACTCCGCTATTACCTCTCTAACAGGAATGATGCCAGACGGCACCATGCCTCCAGGAGCTCAACCAGGTGATGGAACAGGCCCAGGACCTCTTGGACAACCTGGAGTTGTGACCCCATTTGAAGAGCAGACTCTAGCTCAAATGCAGTCAGAGATCGTGACTGAAGCCTATGGAACTAAACTTCCACAGTGGCGTTCAGCTGATAAAGACGGCGGAGCAGAGGATGACTTTAAAGGTCAAACAAATTAAGCATTAAGCCTGCAAATACTTCAAGTATTTGACAGACTGTATACCAAACTAACCCGCAGGTCATCGTGGCACTAATTCGGACAACGACCTCTTAAACCTAAAGGAATAATCATGGCAACAGATTCACCCGTTGTTGAGAATGCAGTGGCTCAAGAAGCTTTTGCTTCAGAAGTCAATCCAACTCAAACAACTCAAGCAGTGGCCTCCCAACAGTTCACAGAACAAAAGGGATACACTGAAGACGATCTAAAGCGAGTACGTGAACAAGAAAAATCAAAACTTTACCCTCAGATAGATTCACTTAAAGAAGAATTAAATCTTCTTAAGAAAGAACGTGAAGAGCGTGTAGCAGCAGCTGAAGCAGCGAAAGCAGAAGCAGAAGCAGTAGCTAAGCGCCAAGCAGAATCCGAACTAGATGTTCGTCAACTTCTTGAGGTTAAGGAAAAAGAATGGGCAGCCCAACTTGATGAAATTCGTCAAGAGAATGCTCGTAAGGATGCACTACTAGAGCGTGAACGCCAGTATGCAGAACTTACTAACTATCGTAATCGTCGTTTAGAAGAAGAACGGGATAACATAATCCCTGAGCTTGTAGATCTAATCTCAGGAAATAATCCCGACGAGATTGAACAAAGCATCACCAATCTTAGAGATCGTTCGTCTAAGATACTAGATTCGGCACAGCAGGCACTTCAGTCCACCCGTCGTGAGATGGTAGGAACTAAGACTACTTTGCCACCAACCATGGAAAACAATTCGGATCAACAACAGTTCACGGCAGAACAACTTTCTGCTATGTCGGTTACTGAATACGCAAAAATCAGAAATAAGCTACTCCCAGGAGTATCTTCACCTGATCGAGGAATCTTTGGTTAATAGTTTTACACCCCCTAACCCATATATGAACAAGGAGTAATACCGACATGGCATCAGCCGTAACAGGTACCGGCAATTTAGCCGCAGCACCTACAGCGTATTCTGGTTCAAACAGCCAGCTTACACAAGCAATTCAGACCATCTGGTCTAAGGAAATTCTATTCCAATCAATGCCTATCTTGCGCTTCGAACAATTCGCAGTCAAGAAGACAGAACTTGGCGTAGCTCCTGGACTCCAGATCAACTTCATGCGTTACAACAACCTCGGATTCGCATCTTCACTAGTTGAAGGCGTCCGTATGTCAACAAGCGCATTGACAGCACAACAGTTCTCAATCACAGTAGCAGAGCACGGCTTTGCAATTGCTGTATCAGAACTACTACTTAACGCATCATTCGATGACGTTATGGCATCAGCTTCACGTCTTCTTGGACGTAACATGGCTCTCTACCTTGATGGCCAGGCTCGTGACACACTCATGGCAGCTTCATCCGTAATCTACGGTGAAGATCGCTCAGCCCTAACAGGTTCTAACAACTGGTATGACTACGGCACAGTAGCAACATCACGTGCAACCCTTACAGGTGCAGCTTACCTATCTCCACACGTTGTTAAGGACGCAGTTGAGAGCCTCTCAACAAAGAACATCCCACGTCTTGGTGAGACATATGTTGCATTCGTGCATCCACACCAATCACGTCGTCTTCGTGACAATCCTGAGTTCATTGAAGTAACCAAGTACGCAGCTCCAGGTAACTTCATGCTCGGTGAAATTGGTCGTCTATACGATACAGTCTTCATCGAAACAACTCAAATCCAGAAGGTAACAAACGGCGCAGGCAGTGGCTATACCACTGACTCAGTTGTTGCTCCTGGAGATATCACATACCCAACTGGTGGAGGATACACAACACCAGTAACAAAGACCGGTAACGGTAACAAGGATCGCTACTCAGCAATCTTTATTGGTGACAACGCATTCGGTCACGCTATTTCACTTCCAGTGGAACTTCGTGACGGCGGTATTCTTGACTTCGGTCGTGAGCACGCTCTTGCTTGGTACGCAATTTACGGTCTTGGCCTTATTACAGATCAGTCTGTAATCATCGCAGAAACCAACTAATTTAAACCCCGAGGGGGTTAGGAAACTAGCCCCCTCACCCTAAAACCTACAAGGAGAACACACATCGTGGCAAAAGCAAAAGTAACTGACGTAACAGGTCGTCAACGTGAAGATCAAATTAAGGCAGTGGCAGAACAGCAAGCAGCTCGTGTTAACGAGATGTCTATGGCAACAGCTGTAAAAGAAGTCAAGGATGCAACAGAAGTTGTGGATATGACTATTCCTTCAGCACCAACCGTTATTGATGAAGTAGAAAGCGTGGGCGTTAGCCTAGCAGACGATTCAGTCGTAGTGCGTGTGGCAGAAAACATTGATCAGATGACCATCGGAGCAGGAAATAGTTATTCTTTCCAGGCCGGTAAAAAATATAAGGTGTCAAAGCATGTAGCTAATCACCTTCAAGAAAAAGGTTATCTGTACGATAGATTGTAAGAGAGCTTTTTAAGACTCTCTTATCCCGCCCCCTGCAGACAACCGCCCTCCTGTCTGTAGGGGGTCTTTAACGTTTAGGCGGATTATTTAAGCAAAATCTAAGATGATATGCACAAGCAACCTTATATGGAGGATCAGTGGCCACCTTATCACAACTCGCTAGTAGATTGCGGTCAGAAATTGGCGATACTCCACGTTCTTTTGTAGACACTTACACAGGCGATGGATTAACAACTAGATTTCAACTTAGTCAAGCTCCAGTTCTAGGCAGTAGCCTAGTTATTACAGTGGCTGTCCCAACATCTACATCTACAGTAACAGCTGCCTCAGCTGCCTCAGGAACCATTACCTATACTTCTAGCAACTCTTTAACCGCTGGACAAACTGTAAACATTACTGGATTAACTAACTCTATTTCTATAACCGCTATTGCGGGTTCTGGCTCCGTTGTAACTTACTCGACAACGTCAACAACAGGTCTTTCAGCAGGGCAAACGATTACTATATCTGGTTCTACCACAACTGGTTTTAATGGTACAAAAACTATTTTAGCAGTCAATGCCGGAACTAGTTTTACAGTTACCTCTGCTGTTACCGGAGCAACTTCAACTGCAACAGGTACGTATTCATCCCCGTTTAATTTAACTGGTGTGATAGTAGCCTCTAGAACTACAACATCTTTTACAGTAACTAATGCCACCACTGGTGTTGCAGTAACTGGCGCCTCAGCAGTGGCCTCTGGTTTGGCTACAACATTTGACGTCTCTTCTACTACAGTTATAGAAGAAGGCATCGGCATTATGACCTTGGCAACGGCTCCTGCAAACAATGCGGTAATTACTGTATCCGGTACAGCCTACCGATATTTTACTGATTCTGAAGTATCCTATTATATAACCACTGCCTTTATAGAACATACGCGTAATGAAGCCGATACTAATGGTAGTGCGATTAGTCAACTAAATAGACTTCCAGGTATTGAAGAATACCCATTAATTCTCTTAGCATCAACTATGGCTCTTTACACCTTGGCTAATGATGCGGCGTTTGACATTGATATTATTTCTCCAGATGGCGTATCTATCCCACGTTCTGAGCGTTACCGCCAGCTCATGGAAATGGTTCAAGCAAAGAAGGAACAGTATCGTGAGCTTTGTTCCCTACTCAACATTGGCCTTCATCGCATTGAGGTATTTACTCTGCGCCGTATTAGCCGCATGACAAATCGTTATATTCCCGTATATCATCCTCAAGAAATTGATGACGGATCAATTCCACAAAGAGTTTCTCTACCTATCCCTAACTACGGAGATACTGCACCTGACGTACCAGTTATTTCTAAAGATCTATCACTTTATGCTGGGGATGATTTTATGGAGGTCATTAAATTCTCTATGGATATTACTTCCTATACTCCTCTTTCTCAAATTCGTCTATATCCATCTATTCCTGGAAGCAGAGTTGGTCCAGTAATTGTTGGAACATTTACTTTAACAAAGAGTGCGTCTGTAGTAGGCGGAATTGTAGATACATTAACCATGACTCTTCCCGGCTCAGTTACACGAGATTTACCAAATGTTTCATACTACGATTTGCAAATGACCTCAAATAGCGGAAAAGTTAAGACATACCTTTATGGCAAGGTATTTACACACTCAGAGGTTAGTAATCCACTAGGACCCTTCTAATGAGTTGCTTAGATAACTGCGGAACATGTACTCAATGTACTGAACTTATTATCGTTACTGATGTATCTCCAGGCATTACTTATATAACCTCTGATCTTATTCCAGACCCTCTCTCCCCAGACATTACTAATATTGCTGCTACCGGTCC